ATGACGGCCGCTCTCCGCTCCAATGCCACCCCGGTTCTGGCTTCCCTGGCAAAGGCCGAGCCATTCCGCAGCGCTGACGAAGCCTGGTTCTGGACGATGGCCGCGCTGACGGCGCGCCGCGACGGGGCGCGGGTGGTGGCCGGCGCCGGCCGCGCCATGCGCCCCTGCGAGCCGGACGACGTGGTGAAGTGCCTGGACCGTCTCTACCGCCAGCGCCGCATCGACCTCGTCCATGCCCGCATCATGCGCCTCTGGGGCGAGCGTGGCGTGGCCCCGGACCCGCGGCACCTTGCCGAGAAGAATGACTGGCGGATCTGGTCGGAAGCCATGCAGCGCCTGGAATGGCCGTTGCGGATCAAGGGTATCGTCGCCGGAGCCAGCCTCGGTGAGCCGGGCGAGGTGGTGGCCCTGCCGCGCCGGGGTGCGGCATGAGCGCCGCCGGAAAGGGCGCGCCGCGGCGGCTCTCGCCACGGCATGCGCTGGCCGGGGAGGAGCAGCAGGTCTGGATCGGCTTCGGCGGGCAGGCGGATCAGGGCTGGTTGCGGCTGCTCCGGCCCGGCTTCCGCCATTGCTTTGCCGTCCTCCGCGACAAGGCGGGGTGGACGCTGGTGGAACCGCTCTCCGGCCGGCTGCTGGTGACGCGGGCCGAGTTGGCGGCCGGTTTCGATCTTCCGGGCTTCTATCGCCGCGCGGGCCTTTCGGTTGTGGGGCCATTCCGCCCGGGGCCGCCCGTGTCCCGCAATTGGCGGCCCGAGATAAGTTTTTATTCCTGCGTGCAGGTGTGCCGCGCCCTGCTGGGCGAGGGGGCGCCACGGGCGTTTACGCCCCATGGGTTGTATCGAGCGCTGGTAAATGAATCCTTGAATAGGAAAATAATCATTGACGCGACCCTGCAGCCTGGCTAAAGATTTCCTCGTCAACGGGCGAGCTGCGCCCTGAGGCATCCTCCCGATCCCCGCACACTGCGCGAGCCCGTCCGGACCCCCTCCGGACGGGCTCGCGGCTTTTTGGGGGTCCTTCCGCCGCATCCCGAAGGAGCCAGCATGCGCATGGGTGGCCTGTTCCGCGCCCCGAAGCCGGTGGTCGTGACCCCGACCACGCCGGCCGAGCCCCCGCCCGCCGGCCCGACCCCCGAGGCCGCCGCCCAGGCCGCCCGGGTGGAGAACCAGACGCGGTCCCGCCGCGGGCTGGCGGGCACCATCACCACCTCCGCCCGTGGCGTGCTCGATGCCGCCCCCGCCGCCGGCCTCGCCGGTGCCCGCAAGACCCTGCTCGGGGAATGAACGCATGAGCCTGACCCCGGAAACCCTGCTGGCCCGCCAGCAGGCGGCGCAGGACCGGCGCCGCCCCTGGGAGAGCATCTGGCAGGAATGCTACGATCACGTCCTGGCCCGCACCCCCGGCAGCGGCGGCCCGACGCTGTATGACGCGACGGCGCCCGACGCCGCCGAGCAGCTCGCCGCCAGCCTGCTGGCCGAGCTGACGCCGCCCTGGTCGCGCTGGTTCGGCCTCGCCCCCAGCCGCGCCCTGGCCGAGGGGCCGGACGCCGCCGCCGCCGCCGAGGCGCTGGAGCGGGCCACCGAGACGCTGCAGGGCCATCTCGACCGCTCCAACTTCGCGCTGGAGATGCACCAGGCCTTCCTCGACCTGGTGGTGGCCGGCACCGGCGTGCTGCTGGTGGAGGAGGCGCCGCCCGGCGCCGCCTCCGCGCTGCGCTTCACCGCCGTGCCGCTGCGCGAGGCGGTGCTGGAGGAAGGCCCGGGCGGCCGGCTGGATACCGTCTATCGCAGCGTCATGCTGGACGCGGCGGCGATCGAGGCGCGCTACCCCGGCGCGCCGCTGCCGCCCGCCCTCCTGGCCGCGCGCGGGCCGGAGGAGGCGCCGCGCCGCCACCGCGTGGTGGAGGCCGTCTGGCCCGAGCGCCAGGGCAGCGCCTATCTCGCGGTGCTGGAATGGGAGGGGCAGGCGGTGCCGCTGGCCTCGGGCCGCTTCCTGGACAGCCCCTTCATCGCGTTCCGCTGGATGAAGCTGCCGGGCGAGACCTATGGCCGCGGCCCGGTGATGAAGGCGCTGCCCGACATCCGCACCGCCAACAAGGTGGTGGAGCTGGTGCTGAAGAACGCCTCCATCGCCGCCACCGGCATCTGGCAGGCGGAGGATGACGGGGTGCTGAACCCCGCCACGGTGAAGCTGGTGCCGGGCGCCATCATCCCGAAGGCGCCGGGTTCCTCCGGCCTGACGCCGCTGGCGGCGCCGGGCAATTTCGATGTCTCGCAGCTCGTGCTGGACGACCTCCGGGCGCGCATCCGCGGCGCCCTGCTGGCCGACCGGCTGACCCTGCCGCGCCAGGCGCCGATGACGGCGACCGAGGTGCTCGAGCGCAGCGCCGAGAGCGCCCGCCTGCTCGGCGCCACCTATGGCCGGATGCAGGCCGAGCTGCTGACGCCGCTGATCGGCCGCTGCCTCTCCATCCTGCGCCGCCGCGGCGAAGTGCCGCCGGTGATGCTGGACGGGCGCGAGGCGCGGCTGACCTACCAGTCGCCGCTGGCCCGCGTGCAGGGCCGCGCCGACGCCGCCAACACGCTGCTGTTCCTGCAGGCCGTGGCGGCGCTGGGCCCCACGGCCGCGGCGCAGCTCGACCTGGCGGCGGCGACCCGCCACCTGGCCCGCACGCTCGCCGCGCCGGCCGGTCTCCTGAACCCCGTCGAGGAGTGACACCCCGCATGTCCGAAAACCTGCTGGAACCCGCGCCGGCGCCCACGGGGTCCTCCCCGGCCCGGCCGGAGGATGTGCCGGAGAAGTTCTGGGACGCCGAGACCCAGTCGCTGCGCGTCGACGCGCTGCTGAAATCCTATCGCGAGCTGGAGAAGCGCCTCTCCCAGCGCGCCATGCCGCCGGCCGAGGACGCGCCGCAGGAGGAGCGCGCCCGCTTCCTGCGCGCCCTCGGCGTGCCGGAGACGCCGGAGGAGTATGCCATCGAGCCGCGCCACGAGATGTGCGGCCCGGACGCGGCGGTGAACGCCCGGCTGCACGCGGCCGGCTTCACCTGCCAGCAGGTGCAGCTGGTCTATGACCTCGCGGCCGAGCGGCTGCTGCCGCTGATCGCCGAGGCCGCCGCCGATTACGAGGCGCAGAAGCAGCGCGCGAAGCTGGCGCAGGAATTCGGCGGCGAGGAGGCCTTCCAGCGCCTGGCGCCGCAGATCGCCGCCTGGGGCCGCGCCAACCTCGCGCCGCCGGTGTTCGAGGCGCTCTCCACAACTGCGGAAGGCGTGCTCGCCCTGCACCGCATGATGGCGAAGGGCGAGCCCAGCCTGGTGCGCGACGCCGAGCCCGCCGAGCAGCTCGACGAGCAGGCGCTGCGCCGGATGATGCGCGACCCGCGCTACTGGCGCTCGCGCGAGCCGGAATACGTCAAGCGCGTGACGGACGGCTTCCGGCGCCTGTTCGGCCAGGACTGAGGCCCGCCCGGCCCGGCCCCGCCTGCGGTCCTGGCCACCCCGGCCCCTTTCCGCCGCCGCGCAACCCGGCCTTCCGCCGGGTGCGGTGGCATGCCCGCCCCACCGGCCCCGCGAGGCCAACCGGTGGGGCGGGCGCGTGCCCATCCCATTCTCCGCCCATGCTGAAGGAACACGGTATGTCCGCTTCCATCGACCAGGTCTTCGCGAAGCAGTTCCAGTCCGAGGTGCACGACGCCTACCAGCGCCAGGGCAGCAAGCTGCGCCCGACGGTGCGCAGCAAGGGCGGCGTGCGCGGCGCCTCCACCGTCTTCCCCGTGGTGGGCCACGGCACCGCGGCGGCCAAGGCGCGCAACGGCGCCGTGCCGGTGATGAACCTGGCGCATTCCAACGTCGAGTGCTTCCTGCAGGACTACTATGCCGGCGAGTGGATCGACCGGCTCGATGAGCTGAAGACCAACATCGACGAGCGCCAGGTGGTGGCCAATGCCGGCGCCTACGCGCTCGGCCGCAAGACCGACGAGCTGATCATCGCGGCGCTCGACACCGCCACCAACGAGGCGGTGGGCACCGCCGCCGGCACCACCGACACCGATGGCCTGACCCGCGCGAAGGTGCTGAAGGCCTTCGAGATGCTGGGCGCGGCCGATGTGCCGGACGACGGCAACCGCTTTGCCATCGTCGGCTGGAAGCAGTGGAGCGAGCTGCTGCAGATCGAGGAGTTCGCCAACAGCAACTATGTGGGCGATGCCGACCTGCCCTGGAAGGGCACGCAGGTGAAGCGCTGGCTGGGCGCGACCTGGATGCCGCATTCCGGCCTGACCAAGAGCGGCAGCCTGCGCTTCTGCTACTTCTACCACAAGACCGCGATCGGCCACGCCGTGGCGCAGGAGGTCTCGACCGACATCACCTGGCATGGCGACCGCGCGGCCTACTTCGTCAACAACATGATGAGCCAGGGCGCGGTGCTGATCGACCAGGCCGGCGTGGTGCGCATGCGCACCGCCGAGTGAGGCGCGTGGGGCCGGGGGGAGAAGCCTCCCGGCCCCTGATCCTTTTTCCCTGACGAAGGAGTTTCGCGATGGCGCTGTCCGCGCTCGTCCTCTGCTCGCGTGCCCTGCTGAAGATTGGCGCGCAGCCTGTCGCCTCCCTCGACGAGGGCACCGCCGAGGCGGAGGTGGCGGCGAATTTGTATCCGGCGATCCGCGACGCGCTGCTCTCGGCGCATCCCTGGAGCTTCGCGACGGGGCAGATGGCGCTGCCGCGCCTCGTGGCCGTGCCCTACGCCGATTACGCCTACGCCTACCAGCTCCCCGCCGACTTCCTGCGCATCCTGTCCGCCGGCGGCGCCGGCGCGGGGCGCGGCATCGACTACCGCATCCATGAGCACCGCCTGCACACCGATGCCGCGGCGGTGACGCTGACCTACCTGTTCCGCCCCGACGAGAGCGCTTTCCCGGCCTTCTTCGCCAATGCGCTGGTGGCGCGGCTGGCGGCGGAGTTCTGCATCCCGCTCACCGAGAGCGGCAGCCGCGCCGAGATGCTGCAGCGCCTGGCCGAGCACGAGACGCGCCAGGCCCGGCTGATCGACAGTCAGCAGCAGACGGTGCGCGCGATCGAGGATTTTCCGCTGATTTCCGCGAGGGGGTGAGAGCATGGCCGCCGGCCGCAGCACCAAGACCAGCTTCACCGCGGGCGAACTCGGCGACCAGCTGCTGGGCCGGGGCGATCTGCGCGCCTTCGAGAACGGCGCGCGCCGCCTGCGCAACGTGTTCATCCAGCCCACCGGCGGCGTGACGCGCCGGCCCGGCCTGCGCCATGTGGCGACGCTGCCCGGCGCCGCGCGGCTGATCGCCTTCGAGTTCAACACGGAGCAGAGCTACCTGCTGGCGCTGACGCATCAGCGCCTCGACGTCTATCTGGGCGACCTGCTGGTGGCGACGCTGGCGGCGCCCTGGACCGGCGCGATGCTGGACCAGATCGCCCACACCCAGAGCGCCGACACGCTGCTGCTGCTGCATCCCGCGATGCCGCCGCAGCGCGTGACGCGCAGCAGCCACACGAGCTGGAATCTCGGCGGCTGGAACTGGATCGCCGCGCCGTTCTTCCGCTTCGCCGACCCTGGCGTGACGATGACGCCGGGCGGCACCACCGGCAGCGTGACGCTGACGGCGAGCGCACCCTTCTTCGAGGCCGGCCATGCCGGCTCGCAGCTCCGCATCGGCGGCCGGCGCGTGACGGTGACGGCGGTGGCCTCGGCCACCAGCGCCACCGCGCAGGTTGTGGAGACGCTGGCCGCGGCCGCGGCCACGCAGGACTGGGACGAGGCCGCCTTCAGCAGCGTGCGCGGCTGGCCGGCGACGGCCTGCTTCCACCAGGACCGCCTGGTGCTGGGCGGCTCGCGCGACCTGCCGAACCGGCTCTGGCTCTCCCGCTCGGGCGATCTGTTCAACTTCGACCTCGGCACCGGCCTCGATGACCAGGCGATCGAGTTCGGCCTGCTGTCGGACCAGGTGAACGCCATCCGCGCGGTGTTCTCGGGGCGGCACCTGCAGGTCTTCACCTCGGGCGCCGAATGGATGGTGACGGGCGACCCGATGACGCCGGCCTCGATCCAGCTGCACCGGCAGACGCGCATCGGCATGCCGAACAGCCGCATCCTCCCGCCCGTCGACGTCGATGGCAGCACCATCTTCGTCGCCCGCTCCGGCCAGGCGGTGCATGAATTCGCCTATACCGACGTGCAGCAGGCCTACCAGGCGAGCGACCTGGCGATGATGGCGCGCCACCTGGTGCAGGACCCTGTCTCGCTGGCCTACGACCAGACGCGCCGCCTGCTGCATGTGGCGATGGCCGATGGCAGCCTCTCCACCCTGACGCTCTACCGCGCCGAGCAGGTGACGGCCTGGACCCGACAGGAGACGGAGGGTGCCTTCCGCGCCCTGGCCGAGATCGACGGCGTGGTGTGGTGCGCCGTGGAGCGCGCCGGCACGGTGCGGCTGGAGCGCTTCGACGATGCGCTCGCCGTCGATGCCGGGCTGACCGGCAGCGCCGACACGCCGAAGGCGCACTGGACGGGCCTCGGTCACCTTCAGGGCCGCGCCGTGCAGGTGGTGGCCGATGGCGCGCCGCACGGCACCTTCACCGTGCTGTCCGGCGGCGTGACGCTCGACGAGCCGGCCGGCGAGGTGCAGGTCGGTCTCGGCTTCAGCCATGTGATCGAGCCGCTGCCGCCGCAATTGCTGAGCGCCGGCGGCAGCCGCAGCGGCCCGTTGCGGCTGGTGGCCGCCAGCTTCCGCGTGCTGGAGACGGCGGCGCTCTCGGTCGATCTCGGCCGCGGCGCGCAGCCCGTGCCGTTCCGGCGGCTGGACACGGCGCTGCTCGACGCCGCGCCGCTCCGCTTCACCGGCGACGTGACGCTGCGCGCCTTCGGCTGGCGGCGCGACACGATGCGGCCGCTCTGGCGCATCGAGGGCGATACGCCGCTGCCGCTGACCCTGCTTTCCGTCACCATCGAGACGAGGATGACCGACTGATGGCCCAGCTTGCCCCCATCGCCACGCTCGTCGGCACGGGTGCCTCGCTCTACGGCACGGTGCGCCAGGGCCAGGCGCAGGCCGCCCAGGCCCGCGCCCAGCAGCAGCAGGAGGCCGCCAGCCTCGCCGCGCGCCAGCAGCAGATCGCGGCCCAGCAGGAGGCGGATGCGCGCGCGCGGCAGGACCGGCTGGAGCGCACCGTGGCCTCCACCCGCGCGCGCCTCGCGGCGGCCGGTGTCAGCCCGGACCAGGGCTCTGCCGCCGCCATCACCACCGGGCTGGAGCAGGATGCCGCGGAGACGGCGCAGGGCAGCCAGGAGGCGGCCGCCGCGCGCATGGCGGCGGGCCGCAGCTCGCTGCTGCGCGAGGATGGCTCGCTGACCACCTGGCTGCGCGCCGGCTCCAGCTTCGGCGGGGCGCTGCGCTCGCTGCTGGACTAGCGCGGCCCGACGGGCACGTCCGCGGCCGGCGGCCGCTCCATCCCACCATCCGTATGAGAGATCCGCATGGCCGAGCATATCCGCATCGGCGACATCACGCCGCGTGTGCATTACGCGGCGGATGGCGCGCTGACCACCTTCGTCTATCCCTTTCCCATCTTCGAAGCCGGGGACCTGGAAGTCCGCGTCGACGGCCTCGTGCAGTCCGGTGGCTACGCGGTGCAGGGCGCCGGCGCCTCGGAAGGCGGCACGGTGGTGTTCGACGCGCCGCCCGGCGCCGGGCGGCAGGTGCTGCTGCGCCGCGTGCTGCCGATCGAGCGCGTCACGGACTTCCAGCCGAACGGCGTGCTGCGCGCCAAGGTGCTGAACGACGAGCTGGACCGGCAGACCGCGATCCTGCAGGGCCTGCGCGACGAGATCGCCAACACGGTGCGCACGGGGCCGGGCGACCTGCCGGCGCAGCTGGTGCTGCCCGGCCGTGGCGGCCGCGCCAACCGGCTGCTCGGCTTCGACAGCCTGGGCAACGTCACCGCCGTGCCGCGCGAGCCGGTGCTGGAGGCGCCGTTCGAGGGCGCCATCCCGCGCACCGTCGAGGACAAGCTGGCCGAGCGGCTGACCGCGCGCGACTTCGGTGCGGCCGGAGACGGGATCAGCGATGACGGCCCCGCCCTGCAGGCAGCGATGAACGCCGCCGCCGCCGCCGGAAAGCTGCTGGAGATCGGCGAGGGCAGCCACCGCACCAGCATGCCGCTGGTGCTGCCGGGCGCCGCCGCCGGGCTGATCATGCGCGGCAGCATCGTCTATGCCGGGCTCGGCGGCGAGGCGGCGCTGACCATCGGCGACGGCGCCGCGACGCGCAACCAGGCAAAGCTCTACCAGGGGCTGCGCGTGCTGCGCGCCAGCCTCTCCGACTGGGCCAGCGAGGCGGATATCGGCCTGCTGCTGCGCAACCTCGATGCCTGCCTCGTCGAGATCCGCCAGGTGGAGGGTTTCACCATCGGCGTCCGCACGCTGGGCGACGAGCTGGGCTTCGAGGACAGCACGCTGCATCTCGGCCGGCTGGTGAACAACCGCATCGGCCTCGACATCCGCACCAGCAGCGCCGCCGCCTGGAACAATTCCATCCGCTACGTCGGCGGCCACTTCGCCAACAGCGGCAGCGTGCATCCGGAGATCTCGCGCTTCGGCGTGCGCTTCTCCTGCGCGCCCGGAGCCTATCCGCGGCACAATGCGCACACCTTCTACGGCCCCGCCTTCGAGCTGCAGCGCCAGGGGACGCCCGGCACGGTGGACGCCATCCCCTTCCTGCTGGAGGCGGGGGACGAGCGCGGCATCGTCGCGCGCAATGTTCGCATGGAGCAGTGCAGCCCGTATGTGGCGCGGCATGCCGGTGGCGCCAATGACTGCCTCTACGAGGTGGCCTATGCCGGCACCTACGCCTTCACCGGCGCCGCCATCGACTACACCGCGGCGGCCACGCGCGCCGGCGGCACGGTGGTGGCGCTGCACCAGGCGACGGCGGCGCATGGCGCCCCCCGCCTGGTGGCGGCGGCGGAGAATGTCCGGCGCCGCGCCTTCCGCCAGACGATCGACACGGCGGATGGCGTGGGGTTCGAGCAGATGGCTGTGCTGTCCGGCAACCCCGCCGGCCCGCCCGCCACGCTGTCCGGCTTCGCCTTCGCCGGCCTGTCGCAGATCACGCTGAATTCGGACAGCGTCGGCCTCCCGACCAGCCGCGCCCTCGCCTTCATCGTCGATTGCGGGGAGTGCAAGGAGTTCTTCCTCGCCGCCGAGGGCAGCGAGCTGCGCCCGGTGGTGATGCAGTTCGACGCCGGCGAGGCGGTGCTGGGCGAGGCGAGCCGCGTCATGCTCTCCAACATGAACACGCTGTGGTCGGGCAGCCCGAGCCATTTCTGGGAGGGCAACGCCGATCTCGACAGCCTGGTGGGGGGCTTCCCGATCAACCGTCTGCAGCGCGTCACGCTGCACGCCAATGCGCGCTACGCCGCCATCGGCGTGCGCGGCGGCTCCGCCGGCGCGGTGCTGAAGGCGCTGCGCCTCTACTGCTCGCCGCTGCATTCGCCCGCGCTGGTCTATGGCGGCGGCCGCAGATGGGGCGTGCGCGAATACACCGGCAGCCTCGATTTCGACCTGGGGAACCTCGCCGCCGGCGCCGCCGCCACGCAGGTGGTGCCGGTGCCCGGCGTGGTCGGCGGCGACTTCGTGCAGGCCAGCTACACCGCCCTCTCGGCCTTCGTCGAGACGGTGCCGACCATCACCACCTCGGCCACGGCCGGCGCCCCGGGCACGGTGACGGTGCAGTTCCGCAACCGCCATGCCTCCACGGCCATCGACCTGGCGGCCGGCACGCTGTTCGTGCGCGCCGTGAAGCCGCGCCTGTGAGCCGCACCGAACTTGTCGCGGAGGAATTGCAGCGTGCCATCCGGCATGTGGTGGACGACTACAACGCCTTCGTGGTGCGCGGGCCCGTGCCCGGCACGCATGACGATGCCAAGGCCTTCGCCGCGCACCATGCCGCGGCGAAGGCCGCCCTGACGCATCTGGAGCACCTGATGAAGCTCGCCCGCGCGGCCTGCGCGAGCGGGGAGGAGCAGGGCATGGCGCATGCCGTGGCCCTGCTGCGCCAGGCGCGCGGCGCCCTGGCCGATGCCTCTCTAGAGGCTGAGGAGGAGAGCGACACCGATGACGGAGCCGCCGGTTGAGCTGATCGAGTTCGTCTGGGTCTGGAACATCGAGGCGGGGCAGGACACGCCCGCCGTGCACCGGCGCATCCTGCGCTGGCTGGCGGGCCGCCGCGCGGCCGGCGACAACCGGCTGCTGCTGATGGCTTTCCGCGGCTGCGGCAAGTCCACGCTGGTCGGCCTCTACTGCGCCTGGCTGCTGGCGCGCTGGCCGGAGACGCGGATCCTGGTGCTGGCGGCCGACCACCCGCTGGCCACCAAGATGGTGGCCACGGTGCGGCGCATCATCGAGCGGCACCCGCTCTGCCGCCACCTGCTGCCGGACGCGCCGGAGGCCTGGGCGTCGGACCGCTTCGCCGTCCGCCGCGCCGGCGCGCTGCGCGACCCCTCGATGCTGGCCGCCGGCCTCGGCGGCAACATCACGGGCACCCGCGCCGACGTCATCATCTGCGACGATGTCGAGGTGGCCGGCAATTGCGACACGCCGGGCAAGCGCGCGGAGCTGCGCGAGCGGCTGGCGGAGACGGAGTTCATCCTGACGCCGGGCGGCACGATCCTCTATGTCGGCACGCCGCACTGCGCGGAAAGCCTCTACGTGCCGCCGGGCACGGAGGGCGCCTATCTCGCCGGCTACCGCCGCCTGGTGGTGCCGCTGCTCGACGCTGCCGGCGGCAGCGCCTGGCCCGAGCGCTTCCCCGTGCCGGCGGTGGAGCAGCTGCGCGACCGCGTCGGCCCGCTGCACTTCACCCGCCAGATGCTGTTGCGCGCCGTCTCGGCGGGGGCCGCGCGCTTCGATCCGGCGCAGATCATCCGCTACGCCGAGGAGATCGACTACCGCGAGGCGCTGGGGCGGCCGGTGCTCAGCCTGCTCGGCCGCCGCATGGTCTCGGGCGGCGGCTTCTGGGACCCCGCCTATGGCCGCCCCGGCCGGGGCGACGGCAGCGTGCTGGCGGCCTGCTTCGCCGATGCGGAGGGCAACCACTACCTGCACCGCCTGGCCTACCTGACGCACGATCCGGATTCACCGGAGGACCCGGCCACCCAGCAATGCCGGCAGGTGGCGCGTCTCGCCGGCGAGCTGATGCTGCCGGTGCTGCGGGTGGAGACGAACGGCATTGGCCGCTTCCTGCCCAGCCTGCTGCGGCGGGAACTGGCGCGTGCCGGCGCCGCCTGCGCCGTGGTCGAGCAGCACAGCCACCGCCCGAAGCAGGAGCGCATCCTGGCGGCGCTGGACCCGGTGCTGGCGGGGCGGCGCCTGCATGCGCATGCCCAGGTGTTCCGCACGCCCTTCGCCGCCGAGCTGGCGGAATGGAAGCCCGACACGCCCGGCACGCGCGACGACGCGCTCGATGCGCTCTCCGGCTGCCTGCTGGCCGAGCCGGTGCGCCTGCCGGGATTGCCGCCCGCGCCGCGGCCGCCTGGATGGCGCGGCATGGCGGCGCAATAAAAAAATTGCCATTCGAATTCACTTTTTGTTGATAATAGCCCGAATGGCCCGTAAGGTTCCTCCGTCAGCGCCGCAATTGCGCCTTGGCTCAGGCAGCCCGCCGGGTTTTCAGCACGTCCGCCGCATGCCGCGCTTCCCCCTCGGCCGTCAGCCGGAAGCGCCCGTCCGCGCGTGGCGCGGCGAGGCCCATGCCAGCCAGCCGGTGCAGGCAGGGGCCATCCTTCAGCCCATCGGGCCGGCCCAGCGGGCCCGCCAGGCGCAGCCTGTGCAGCGCCGAGCGGCAGCAGGTCTCAAGATACGGCTCGTTCCACATCGTTCCATCGCAACCGTCACGGCAGGCGTCGGTGCCCCCTTCCCGGAGGGTGGCGCCGGCGCCTGTGGTGTTCAAGAAGGCCAAGGAGGGCCGGATGAACCCGCTTGATCTGGAACCCCAGACGCTGGCCACCGTCGCCCAGGCCCCGATCCTGGTGCTGCTCGCCTGGATGCTGCGCGGCTTGCGCCGTGGCGCGGACGAGCGCTGCGGCGAGGAGGCGCCGCGGGCCGACTACGACGCGCTCGCGCGCACGCGGGACGAGCTCGCCGCCTTCAAGCTGGAGGTGGCGCGCACCTATGTGCCGCTGTCGCTGATCCGCGATGTCGACCAGCGCCTCAGCCGGCAATTGCTGCGCATCGAGGAGAAGCTCGATGCGGCCACCCGAGCCGCCACGGCTGCTGCGGCCCTGCAATCCGCCCAGCGTGGCTGGCGCTCCGAAGACCGCAGCTGA